GATTTCCCGCAAGTCCGTCAATACCCAGGCGAACAATTTCTGATACTCAAAAAATTCACATCTTGCCCCGGCTTCATCGTGCAGGGCCATGGGCCTGCAATTTTTCAGATTAACAACGCACAGGGCAAACCCGCACTTGAAACCCGGCAGGTCCGGAGACAAGGTCGAACAGATAAGCAGATCCCCCCTGTAATCCGTGTACCATGTTCGGGTTTCAATATTCTTCGAGCCTTGGGCTATCATCGAAGCCCAGGGCTGATGGACAGATATCGCTTTGATTATCATTTCGCCCTTCTTTTCCAGCCGCGGCCGGCTTTCTCCATCTTTAGGACCCGCCCCCAATAGTCCGGCCACGTTGCCTTTTTGAATATCTTCTTATTATTTACATACCGGGCCAAGGCCCGCTGATACAGGTCCTGTTTGTCGAACGGCATGACATACGGATCGATGCCCAGCCCACGCAAAGTTTTTATTCGATGCAAATCTTCATGCCGGGTCGATGCGAATCCAATGAGAACATAGCACATCAGCCGATAGGCCCTTAGATATTTGAGCATTCGTCCGATGCCGGCCATGACCTTTTCCTCGTCGGACGGGACATCCCAGGCAAACTTAATACGCTTGTGATGTCGGAGCCGGGCCAGGACCAGGGCCTGAGCTTTTGTGATGGTCCGGACATCGATGCCCTGAAAGTCCAGGGGCTGATTCAAGGTCTGCAAACAGATTGCCGCTTGTTCCCATTCCGGATTGGCAAAAAAGCTATTATCACAGACAACGATATACTCACCTTTCGGATTCAGGTTCTTTATCGGAACCGGGTGGATCATACCTTCCTTTTCAGGCACCACGCACCAAGGACACTTCCGATAGCATCCCCTGGAGAACCATAAAAAAGATTTGCGGCAATCATGATAGAGGCTGTAGTCCAGGTCGCAATCTTCAATCTCCTTCGGCAGCCGGGACTTAACATCATAACCGGTGCCGCCACAAGTCACGCCCAGGGGGACATACGATTTATCGGTGTAGGTAAAAAGGCAGCTGCAGAATATCTTATCGAACAGCCCAAAGGCCAGGGGGTATTTTTTCGGGTCCCAAAATTCGACTACATGACCCGAGCGCTTATAAAATCTTGCAATCTGCATGTAAGCCGTGTTGAAAATCCTCGGTTCGATTTTGATTAGTGCGATTCGCATTTCAGCATCCGTGCCTTTTTATTCATCTTCATTTTTTGGGGATTTCACCCTTGGCATTGGTGGACAATCACCTGAAGCCGGCAAGCCCGTACAGCTCTGGTCTTTAGACTTGGGGTTGGTGACCCGCATCTGTTCGGTCGTGGCTATTTTTTGCCGGCCTAAAGTTGCGGTCCCCATTGCCGGCCGGCTCAGCTTTTGAGTCTCCTCCGAATCATGCGGCACCGGGTCCAGCTGCCACCGGGTCGAACCGGGTGATAGGTATTCGGTGACTTCCCTTTTGAAGCCGGCAAAACAATCATTCTTAAATAGTCGATAATATACCGGATTTTTCATTTCGCTCCTTTCCAAGTATCCCCACAGCCGTTCCTTCCGGCAAAGATTACGCCGTTCGGCAGTGAGTACCTGATATCGTGACGTTCTGCTTATGCCTTTCTTGTCTCCCATCTCTCCACCGTCTTCAATTTCCAATTCAGAATTCATTTCTTTTCCGTGCATATACCCGGGCGGCGGCTGGACCCGCCGGCTACGAGCCGGCAGGCCCGGATACGTTCAAGCGAAAATTTGATATTCACAAAAAAGCCGCCGTTGGCTCTCAGCAAAACCAGATTCAATTTACCGTTACATTCCCAGCCGCTTTCCTCAACAGTTGTTGCCGCCTGAATAACCTGCCGAAATAATAATCTATTTGACTCATGGTATTGCAGTCCTTAAGACCATCGACATCGTGATATATTATTTGACGGGGTGTCCCTTCCCACTCGATGCAGTGCCGAATCTTTACTTTATTCGCCAGGCATTTGTCACAGATGACTGCCAACGCCCGGGGTTCAAAACCCGGGACATCAACACTGCCGAAAACGGGAAATTTCCAGGTCGCCACTTTCTTTAATTCAACCACGTTGACGCTTTTCGCATTCTCGGTTCCCAGCTTGTCACCGCAAGCGCAACAGTTAACGTTCTCATTAACCCACTTTTCAAGTTCTTCAAACATACTTATTCCTTGGTTAGGGATTTGATTTGATCCTTGGTCATTTCGGCACCGGTCAACTTACCCAGCACTTGTGCCCCCTTCAGCCATTCCCCGATTCGTTCACCGGACACGCTCAAGTCCTTGGTCTGCGTTGCAATAAAACCCCACTTGAATGCCTGATGTAAATCCAGGGCCAGGCGGCGGGCACCTTTGGTCTTGGTGCGGAGCAAATAATCAAACAGCATATTGAGGGCCAGGTCCGCCGGTCCGCTGCCACCATACCCCCAACCGAATCCGGTCGGGCTGTGCAGCTCAATCCTCTGCTTAAGAAACGTCACGTTTCCGTTGGCATGCCGGATGCTGACCACTTGCCGGTCCGGTCCTTCGTTCGTTCCGAAATAGGTGATATCCATAACAGCTCCCCTGGTTATTTCTTTTTCGATTTCTGACTAAAATCAACCTTGACCGTATTGTCTGACTTCCTTACCACCTTCGTTTTCTTGGCGGCCTTCTTTTCCTCGATAGAAACCTGTTCGGCCATCGATTTATTGCCGGCCGCGGCCGTCTTAATCATTCCTCTTTTTACCGGTTTCCTGGCGGCCTTCGCCGGCTTAGCTTTTTTCGCGGCTTTCTTTTTCTTCACAGAGCCGTCCTCATTCAGACCCGCCCATGACTTCGGAACGCCGAAACCCTTTGACTTCGAGACTTCCGTGAACATCTTGTCGATATCTACCCCGAGCAGTTTTGCTAACCACCGGGCCGTCGCGACATAATGCCCCCCGATTTGTGTCACCGGTCCGCCATAAGCTATCATATTTCTCAACGTCGGCTTGACGCTAACCCATAGCAGCTCCAGGACCTTTTTGCATGCGTCCTTAGACGGCCGCACCGGATTGACCAGGGATGCAAAAAGTTTTCTGCCTTCCATAACAGAGAAACCAGTTTGATTTCCGTAAATCGCAGCCAGGGCCATGACCGCCGTGACCTTATCTTTGCAAGTGAGGCAGTCCAGCTTTGCCGCATCAACCTTTTCACCGAGCAGCAGCAGGACCTGAGCCCAGCGCTTGCCCTTCAATTGTTCCCGGCGTTCCTTGAGCGGGGTCGCCCTGCCTTTTTGCTTGGGGGCACCGCCCCCAGGACGGGCGAAACTTTTCTCCCGGACAAAAACAATCGACCCCGCACCCTTGCCGCCTACCACCAGGGACGGAATAGCATTCTTCGCGCCCTTGGTCGATTTGTTGACATCCTCCGGATCATACACACGGCCGAATTTCTTCGTAAGGTTTTCCTTTTCTTCCGTCGATAGATGCTCGGTGGAACAAAAGGTCAGGTTTGAATATTTCTCACTGAAATGCTTGGCCTGCTGCTGCAGGTAAATCATCATTTTGTTGTTCCAGCAAAGCGGGTCCAGGCAGCGGTCCTTGGTGTCGATTTGGTTTTCCAGAGCACCGAACCATAACAACGGTTGGGCACCGCTCCGATGTTTGCAATCCGTACAGGCCCCGGCCTTCGGTAACAACAGCGCATCATCCAGGTTCCAGCTGGCCTTATTTAGAAGCATCAACGAATCGCTGAGCCTGCGGTCCAGGTCCTTAACCGAAACGTTCTCCCATTGCCACGGTCGTTTTTGGATGCCTTTCAGCAATTCCTTCTGGGCATCGGCCGGCAGCCGGGCAATCAAAGTGAGATGCCCTACCGACCAGTCGTACAAAGAAAACGACCGGCGCCATCCCGGAACGAGATTTCTGTGAATGTTCGCCCGTAACATTACCCACTGAGGGGTTTGGCCAATCAAACTACCTATGAGCCTGGCATCGCCCTTGAGATTTTCCATGCACCGGGAAATTTCCTCGACTTCCTCGAGGGGCAAAAGTTTCTCGTGGAACTTGTTCTCGGTAATGGTCAAAAGCATAGCGACCTGATAATCAATCCCCCGGTGAACGATAGCCGGGATTGTTTGGTGTTTGAGAAGTTTGCTGGCCAGCCACCGCCGCTCACCACAACGAATCTCAAAAATCTCGTAAGGTCCCTTCTTTTTTTGCCCTGGCTGAGGCCAGACATGAATCGGAATCTGTACCCCGCTTGCCTTTATGCTTTCCTTCAGCTCAATAAAGCTGGCCGACTTGGTGTCGATGTGCCGGGCATTGTCCTTACTCGGGACGATTTTGGCAATCGGCATTTCATGATTTAAAAGATGACTACTCATTTTTGCACGCTCCTTTCATTGAACAGCATTTTTAGTTATTAGCCGGCAAACATATCGTCCGCCGTTTGTTTGATAAGAGCCTTGACCGCTTTTTTTCGTTTTTCCGCCTGGGAGCTTTCAGATTTCTGGGTATATTCGAACAGCGGACCAAGCGGCGGTTCCTTCGGAGTGGCATAGAGGATCCGCAGCTGTTTTTCTTTGTCAGGAAGAATAGTAACCCAGCCGCGCTTCCGAAGTGATTTAAGACATCGATTAATATAGCGCTTATCAGTTCCCAGCAAATCCGCAAGCCGCTGGGAACTTTTGTAACAACCTTCAGGCCAGCGCATAATTTCGCAGACCAGCAAGGCCTCAAAACGCGAGAGTTCAGGATGTCGCAAAATCCATTCATAAACTTTTATGTATTGTTCGACCATTAACTAACAAGGCCTCCGTGCCACGGTCAAAAAAAAGGCCCCGGTTATCCACAAGTCCCGACGGCGAAAAAAGAGCCTTTTTTCCTTTTCTCTTAATTTTCTTTAACTTTAATCTATGGGGGGGGTCTCAGACCCCCGGTGCCGAGGTAATCAGACCCCCACCCGGGGGTCTCAGACCCCCGGTGCCCGATAGAAAACTCACAGATATTTCACAGTTTACCCACATTAACATTCTCCCGGCCCGGCCCGCCATATCCGCGGCCCCGGGCCATGCCTTTGCTTCGCCGAGCTTCGCCGAGCATCGCCGAGCAACGCCGAGCATCGCCGAGCCTTTGCCCTGCCGGGCGGGGCCATGCTTTGCACCGCCCCGACGAGCCCCGCTTTTGCTTTTCAATTTTCAATCCCGGCGATAACCGCCCCCACACCCTCAACTCCATTAGGGATGCGAACCGTCGCGGCCGGCCCCAAACCCACAAACAAAAAATCGCCGGAAATCTGACCTCAAGATGCGAATCAAGATGAGCGTTAGCCAACATTTTTACTCGAGCATGTCGGCAATGAAATATATCACCGCCCCCAGGTCCTCACCAGAATAGCTCCCCGGTTCCAAATGACATTCATTAGCCGGGATATTGACGTGCAAGTTTCCTTCCTTGACAGCTTCAGCACACTCCCTTAATTTCTGGAGCACTTCCAACTTGGTCATAATCTATCCTTTCAAGTCACAATTTCTTCCAACAAATCTTTCGCCTCATTCAGATTATCAAGCCCTTCCTCAACGGCCTGGCCTTTTTCGGCAGCCTGGAGATTTTCAGGCATATTATCAAACGCCTCTTGTTCCCCGTCGATGACCTCGCCAAGGATATCGATGCCTTCCTGTAACCTGGACCGCCGCTTCGAATTCACAACCTTGCCGCCTTTCACTTTTCAATTTGCAGGTCGGGATTTTGTCTTGAGCTCCCGACCACAACAATAACGAATCGGTTCAGCACCTTTCTCAACTTTACCCGTTCGCACGCTATGGCAGTGACTGCAGACTGATTCATAAATTACCTTCATCATAATCTCCCTGGTACCGGGGTACCTTTCAAATAACCGCTGATTACATTCATAACGATTCTGCTACTTTACGGAGCCGGCCCCGACATTCCTCTTGTTCCTGCAGGATAACATCCCGCTTTTCTTGGTCGGTAATCTCTGCGACTTTTTCCGTGATGAGTTTAACTAACGTCCGCGGGTCCAGGGCATCCAGCTCCCAGGCCTGGTCACCATATAATCTCTGGTAACTTTCATAACGGCTGTCAGTTATTTTGGCCGGACTTGGCGGCGGCTGATGTTCCCGGATTTGCTCCATGCTCAAAGCTATCTTCTGGACCACCGTGCTCTCACAGCCAAACATGTCGAGCCGGTGCTGGATGTCCCTTACCATATCAATCCCGCTCGGGTCATGGTCCCCCAGGTACAGCACAACAACCTCCCGGGATTCTTCCTCTTGCTTGAACCTCATGGCCGCCCGCCATATCATGCTCAAACTATCATAACCCTTGCAGGCAAAGTAAGGCACGTCCAGCCCGGGGCAAACGGATTGAAGCACACCGCCCATGGCCTCTTTTTCCACCCACACCTCGATGTAAATATACTGGTCTTTTCTGGAGTCGAGACGGAACTGTTTGGCACATGCCCTTATTAACTCCGCCGGCGTTTCCCAGTGAGAATTCCTGTTTAACTTCCGGGTTCGATCGACAATACTATCCCAGTCGACCAGGCCCCCCAGCCGGCCGTTACCAATAATCGCCTTAAACTTGCTGTACGATTTCGGATTATTCTTGTTGCCCTCATCGTCCTTCCATTCATCAGGGAACAAGTCGCGAGCTATCATTTGATAGTACAGCTGCCTTAAAGTGACATCGAAACTGTCCGCTTGAAACTCCTCGATGATTGAATTCGAACACCCCAATATCCGGGCGTTCGCTGATTGGGGTTGATAATTTTTGTAAGCAATCTTCGCCATTTATGTCACCAGGTAATGACATTCGATGCGGAAATGGGCGAAGGGGGGCAACGTAACATATATTATGGGACGTTGGCCGCCCAGCCTAAACCCAAACCACTCAAATGTCAATATTTCCTTCTTACGATTCATTAACAGAATCTTCTAAATATTCACGTATTTGAGCCATGTTCGATACCACTAACATCCGGGATTAAAAAAAGTGAGGGGCCGGTTGACCCGCACGCTTCGAGCAGAATACTCGCAGAACACGCCCGGCCCCATAATTGCTGGTGAAGTTTTCGCACGCGGGTCATTGCCATATTCTGATTCCTATCCAAATCCCGATAAGGCCCGGCCAAGGCCGGACCAACAAAGACTCAATCAAACAAAGCACACCGAACTTACACCATTCAAACCCGTCAAACAAGGGAATTCTGGGAAAAATCTGCTTAAAGTGCATAAAACCGACCAAATCGGCGATGGTGAGCGCCGATCGAACAAAATATTTTCCCCGGCCCCCAAGTCCCACACCCCACAGCTTACCCCCAGAAGGCCCCAGATTGACCAGGGGTCGATTTTTCACCCCACCTGCCACCAATAACGCCCGCTGTAGTGATTTAGGCGGTCCCAGGCCCAATTTCCGTATTCTCTTGACTACCCTCCATAAAAATGTTACCATGAATCATAATGATATAGAACAAACAAACCGAACAGATTTTTGAAAGGACAGGACGATGAAAAAAATAATGAGAATTGTGATGTTGATATTGCTGTTAGTTCTGCTCAGTGGATGTTCCGGATCTTCAGACGAAAAAATATCTGTTGAACCAAAACCCGAATCAATCAAAGGCCATTATAACTTTTAGGAGGTTGAAAAATGTCATCAGAAATAACACGGAAAGGTGGTAAGTTTGAAGCTATCGGGTTCATGCTTATTATATGCAGCATAGCCAGTTTCTGTGCAAAATCTTCATTAGGAACTCTGCTGGGATTTCTGCTATTATTATTTGGTTTTATTATTTTCTTGATAGGCAGATTCTTATAACGATCATCTATTCTCCAATTTATCAAGTCTCTTCAACACCGCTTGCCATTGCTCATTGGTAATATGAGCGGGACGTTTTCCTTCCAGTATCTTGACAGGTTTTTTTTTATATTTGTCAAACGATTTTCTGGTAAGTTTTGGATTAACAGCCCTTTTTTTCTTATTTATTTTGTCACAAATTACAGCGTTATATCTTGGGTCTGCACGGATCAATGCAATAGCATTTGATCGCCTTGGTGTAGGCACACGTTGAGCTTGACATTTACCACGCCGAATAATTCGACCGGTTTCAATATCAAACTCAGCATAGTATGCCATTATTTTTTTATCTCCAATGCTATTATGGTGGAGCCTTCGTTGATGAATCCGTACTCTGAAGTATTACGATTACGTGCCGCTCCGATATATTGATACCCCTTGCCCGCTTCCAGATACTCATCAAATAAGGAAATGTGAACTGGCGTATCGTGCCCAGGATATAAATACCCATATCGTAAACCCCACACATTAACTTGTCTCACTGTGCCACCAGACGTATATGCTGTGAACCAATCACTACGAGTAAGCTGTAAAGTAAATTCTGTACTGCTAACCAAAGTGACTTTACAAATAGCATCGTTCAATTCGATAGTTCCACCAATATCCCAAAGCCATACAAAATCATCTGTACTGAGACCATGCGCAGCCGTTGTTGTAATTTTTACAGTATTTGAACCAGATAGCGTAATTGCACTAATCGAAAAATCAGCATAATCATCAACGGCACGAAAAATTGCGTGCATTGATTTTGAAACAGAAGTCAAATTCACACCATCCACAGAAGTATCAAAAACAATTTGACAAGGGAATCCTGTTGAAGTAAATTCAGATGTCCATACTGCCACGCGATACAGACCAAAGCCAGCCTGGCTCATAGGACTGGGGTCCAAATACCACCATGTATCATCTTGTGCTGCCGTCAAGATTGTAACAGCCTCATCCTTAATTTGAGCTGTGCTGATTGTGTCACCTTGTGCCATATCGACAGGGCACTCAACACCGTCCTTGTTAGTACATACCAGATACATACCAGCTGCCAAAGCTGTATCACCCGCTGCAGTTGCGAGAAATACTGTTGGCGTTTCCGGGTCCCAATAGATAAATTCCAAGGTGGTACTGTCTGGATCAATTTCATGGGTAGTACCAGCCAACCTAAACAATATAGGCTCGTCTGGATTACGTTTTGACCAACTAACAGTGTCAACGTCATCGCCTACAAATTTACAATTAGAGAGTGTCGGTCTATCTATACTTGGCAGCGGTACTGCTGCTATTAAACCCATAACCTCATGACGTGTTATTGGAGCTGGTATCGCAGCCGGACTCCATAGATAATCCGGGTTAGTTAATCCCGGATCTGTATCATCACTACCATACAACGTCCCGTCATAGGTCTCGAATTCAACATCAAAGTAATTCTGTTGTGAATGTCCCATCTTGACAATACGCCGTTTTACAATGTCCCCGTCAACGCCTATCGCTGTGCTATCATTAAGAACTGGTGTACACCCGGCATCCCAGGTCTCCTTGATTGTAATGACCTTGCCTGCACTTGATTCTACGGTGTAGCTTTTCACCACTACCTTTTTCTCTATGGTATCATAGCTTCGTACAAAGATTATGTCGTCTTCCACGACACCCGTCACGACACGATCAAACTCTACGGTGTCATTAGTTTCACTTTTCACGACCCTAAATGCCTGGCCCCAGCCCGGCACAGTTGCTTGCAACCTTACAACCTTGCCCAATTTATAACGTAAAGCGGCTTTATACATTCTCGTGGAGTTAATATTCTTTATCAGTTCATTGCGCTTGAGTGCGAAGTTGCCGACCCTGGCCGCCAACGCAGCGCCTGTAACCCCGACCGCTTCCAATTGGATTACCCTGGTATACAAACCGGCATTCTCGTTTGACGCAGGACGGCTCTTGCGTTCATAACCTTGAAGGGCATCTTTATAGAAAACCTCTGCATTACCGGCCATTTCACCGTAGCCGGCATAGCTGCTCTTCCAGGAACGGAGCATTATATTATCAAACGTTACAAGGTCAAAAGTCTCGGCTTCCGGCACTGCCTCGTCAATCCATCCCGTTAAGATAGTACCTCGCCAATAGGGTGTCATCCGTCCTATACGTGCCACCTCGTAGGTGATTGACCAAACGCTTGTCAATTGATCACAAATGATATCGCAGGGCATTCTGTTTTCAGTCTCTTCGCCAACACCACTGGGCACTTGAGCATCGCACCACTGGGCCCAGGTGTAGATAAAATCCAAATCGACCCGGGAGGGATCGAGTCCCTCGAATCTCTCTATTTCAAAGGGTTCACCGTCACCATCGCCGGTGATAATAGGTTGTGTGAGCTGCGCAAGATAAATCCAAGCCCTGTTACGAGTAAACTTTATCACCCACTCACCTTCCTCAAATACATTACAAAGTTTATCATCGGATATCCATTTGACATCAACGTGACCCGACAACCGCTCGGTCGCATGTACCGTTACTCCCAGCAAAGCTCTGCCTGGACGGGTGAAAGCCTCGTCAACAACTTCTCTCAAACTACGCAGCTTCAATTCATCGCCGTAACGTGTTGCAGCTTTGTCTGCTGTTGTCTTGGTGTAGCGTAGGTCGTATTGTTTACCGTGCTCAAGTAGCGGTTCCGCAAGTGCTGCCAGCTGAGTGTTGACGCTATAGGCTTTATAAAGTGGTTGCAGCTGGGCAGCGCTCACTGTTGTGTTAAGAATCTCAGTCCAACTATCAGCATCGCGTTCGCTTACCTCTACCTTTACACCAATACCGTGTGTCCGAACTTTGCCTTCCTTGTCATAATAAAAAAGACCGCGTGGCCAGGACAATGTATATTCTATGTCATCAAAGAAATTATTCGGGGAGGTCCATCTTACAGGTTCACCATTGACAATCAGTGTCCTGGGACGGCTCTGAAGTTTATTTTTCTCAAAACCTTTCATGCAGGTTTGGTTAAGTGTACCCACACGACTTTGGACGGTAGCTTCCGTAAAGTTATGTGCAGGTTGCCCGTTAAGATATACAGGCACATCCCCTAAACTCCATGCGCGAAGTTCGTACAGTCTATAATCAATTATTGCGGGTGTTTTCCATGAACGAAACCAAAAAGATAACCCGGATAGTTCCACTTCAATCTTAACTTTGGTCACGCCGGCCCAGGGTCCACCAGCCTCCACTACGACAGTATCCGTATTGTACCCTTCAGTAGTAAAACTTTTGGTGGCTACGAGATGATACGCACCCTCGTAATATAAATAGATTTTCTCATAACCACTGTGTGTTTGGTCACCTAATATGCGCCAATACCGGCGATAATCAACCCTATCTATTGTCACACTGTCAAACTCAACGATTGCCTCGAATCTGCCTTTTATAGTATGACCGTAACCTTCCTCACCTTTGAAACCGACATACGTTGTCTTGTCATCATCATTCACGTTCGCAGCTGTTTGCCACCAATTGTCGATATAGTTATCGAGCAGCTTATTGAACGTGGGTGTTCCATCAAGACAATAATTTTCATCCGATACCACACCTCCTTCCACACCTTGTATCGGACCGCCACCATAGTCTAATATTTTATACAGAATCTCATTGCCACTGACCGGGTCCACGTCAGTCCAATCGGCAACCACATTGCCATAATGCAAATTACGACCAAAACACAGAGGTCGCACGATACCCTCTTGCATGGTCGTATGTGGGTTCCATGCAAAGGACTGACCTCTCGGCTCATCCTGACTTTCCTTTATGTCCCCACCAAGTAACAAGCCGCCGAGATAGGACAGGCAGTATGCAACTGCCATCGCTGGAATAGCCGTGGTTATGACCCATGCGTATATTGCTTCGAATTGTGCAAGTATCATAAATACACCTTTTCCACTACCGATGGGTCCAACCCTAATTCACCGCCCCAGTGAACGGCATTTCCTTTACCGTAACAATCTTCGAAAGTACCCGTGCATACCTGGTCCGCTTCTGGTGCACTTTTGTCATACTGACATCTTGGTCCTCCGAACAATGAAGGTGTCGCTTCAGGACACATGCTTGAACTAAACATTTGTAACGGGAACCGTTGTGTAAGTGGATTCGGGACGCCGAGTGTAAATGTTACCCATTCGGTGTCACTTTCCGATGCAAGATTTTCATAGTCGAACTCAAGTGCTTTGACAGTTGAAGAGAGATACTTTTCGTTGACCCTTATCAGTCTAACCGCCGCACCGAGTGCACCTTCTGTTTCATTAACCAGATTCTCTATTTTACGGTTCACATCCTGGGCCACCCGCATTGTCACACGCGGGATGGAGCCATCTCCACTAAAGATTTGTTCGCCTATCTGGAGATTGAACTTGTCAAAATCATTCCCGTCGTAAGGTACATCTTCAGTATTGCGTGCAATCCTTACAGTTGCCTGTCCAGGTATCGCGATCTGGACTAACCATAACCATGCACCCCCGCTGTAAGGGTCAATCAAATGCTGTTGCATGAACGGCGGAATTTCAATGTAAATTATATAACCTACATCTGTTGCGATCGCTGCTTCAATAATTGAACCGGTTAGAATCCTCATACCGTTAACTAAATCAGCCGCATTGACACTCTCTGAAATGATGACTGGAAAGATACCAGCACAGCTTTGTAAATCAAAAGCAGTTGCAGATTCGGTTAGATTCGCTACGAGAACTCTCAAAGAATCTTGTACTTCTGAAACATTTGTGTTTTCAGCTATGCTCGCCAGTAGTAAGAGCGACCTATCTACCAAATCAGCGGCGTTCGTTGTTTCAGCCAGACCCGCTACTAATACTCGTAGACCGTTAACCACGTCTTCGGCACTCGCACTCTCAGAGATAGCGGTATTAAAATTGGCTATACAGCTTTGTGTATCAGTGGCACCGGCGTCCTCAGAAATAGCAGCAAGAAAATTACCCGCACAACTCTGTGTATCCTCTGCTTGGGTGGTTTCTTCCGGTACCGAGCATAAGACGTCTGGATGTTGTGCCCAGCTCGGTGTGTTAATAGGCGTTAAATCATACCCGCCTCTTTTATCATCATCATCACTAACCAAATCCCAATATGCGATAAGACCATTAGGATAAACTGAAGGCCGCTCTTCAGCTACCAAACCTGGTAAAATATTCGCTTCAAAATAATCAGCTTGGTCACTTGCAGTTGCTCCAGGCAAATACCACAGGTCCCAGATGGCCGCCTCTGCTATCTGTCCGGTCAAATGGGCTTCTACAGGATCACGGCCAAAAGCGCCTAAAATAAATCTATCAAGATTAACCAGCGTTAAGTTACCTGAATTGGTATTCTTGTTTGCAGCGTTTATCAAAATACGTCTATCAGTTGCAGATACAAATAATCCACAGATGTGATACCAAGTGACATCTGCAATGACTTGAGCACATTTAGCATAATTTCTATTTGCATTGTTACGAGTTTCGATATAACACTTATCTTCCGTTGTACTAAACCATAAGGAATGCACATATTTAGTTGCAGACTTATCACGTACCTCCATAATACCGCTTGTTGAAGAAGTGACATTTACCTCGATGCGAAACCTACAAGCCATCACAAACGGATACTCTGTAACGGGAGCCTCTTCTCTAATTAAGTATTCAGATTGTGTATGGTCTAATGCCCGAGCCATTATAATTTTCCTCTATACGAATTACAGGCTCGCAGTATAAGTGACATTCAATGTGTCGGTATTTGCCACTACCTTGTCACCGCCGGTGAACAATCCTGCCGAGTAAAGTGTACCACTTGTATTATCAATCGTGTTGACAGCACCGGTATGAAATACAAGGAAACAACCCTTCACAGTTCCCGCTCCGGTGAAGACGAAAGCAAGTGCCGCTGAAAGTGCTTTGGAACCAGCCGCCGCTGCGTCCCAGGCACAGGTTTTTCTCGGTGCTGTATAAGTGGGAGCATTTGTATCGCCGGCTTCTTTCCATCCAGCATGAGAAGTCATTGTATCACCCGCTGCCACTTCCGACCAGTCAACCGAACTAATCAGACCCATAAACGGCCCGGTCACTGTATAGGCGGCTCCAGCAAGATACTCGTCTAATGCTTTGTTCATGCCTATCGTACAGACCACGTTCTCAATGGTGTCACGCCATTTGAGATTGCCGTCCTTGTCAAAGCACTCGGCGACAAATCTTCCATGAGCTTTTGCACCTTCCGTCATGTCTGATTTACGTACCAGGGCAGCACTACATCTACTGTTTGCATTTGCTTTTTCGGTGTTCATTTTTGTTTCTCCTTTTACTTTATGGTGAACTCTGTCGAAAATTAAATCCCATTCTCCAAAGGTCCCCGCGGCCTTCAAGCCTACAGCTGGGCTTACTGATAAAAATGACTTCGTAAGTCACCTTGTCTTGTTTGTTGAGCCAATAAAAAGGTACTTCCTTGTTATCCTCGTAAAATTCCATTATCCACAGTTTGTCCGCGTTCGGAACACAGGGCTTTTCAAAGGTAAACGTCCTCGCGTCAAAGGTAACCACTTTGTTGAGCACCGGATAACCGCTCGCTGTTTTGCCAATCAGGACCGCGTCATCAGACGGCTCGTCTCTGAAAGTTAGATTCGGTTTACGTTCTATGTCCGGGAATGTTTCCATTGGTTATTTCGCCGCTCCTTTAATTGCCCTTCGAAGACCTCCGTCTGTTTGTGCTTTTGCTATAAAAATATCAACAACCCGCTGGTCACCGGCCCAGTATAGTTCTGCCCGGCTGATTTCTAATTTCTCCTGACCTTCATTATGAATGTGCACATCGAAACTTCCCGCTCCTCTTCCACCTCTCATCTCAACGGGTATGCGACCTCCGCTTAGCGGGACGAAAGCTTCCGGCACGTCACCTACCATTGCCAGGTGCGGGCTTGTAGCAATACCACCATGTTGATACTTAGCTAAAGTCGCACCCGCTTGAGGTGTCACAGCACCCACAGTTGGCATTCCACCTCCAAACAATCCACCGATGCCACCCGCAAGCGCGGACAATGCGGGCTGAAACCAGTCGGCAAGCGCTTTAGCTGCAGGCCGCCACATCATTATTCTCATCATTTCCAAGAGAATTTCACGCAAAACCCCCTTGGCAACTTCGCCGTAATTCTTCCAGTCCTGGCTGAGCCGCTCCAGGGCACCCGCAAAAGATCGCTCCATTGTTTTCGCCACCTCCGCCCATTTTTGTGCCTCTTCGAGCTCCCCAAGCTTATCTCGAAAAACATCGACGGCCGCCGCGGCCTTTTGGGTATTGCCGGCAAATTCCTCCATCGCGGCCGCCTCATAATCAATGAGCATCTTCGCATGCTGCCGTGGCTCATTAAGCCTGCCCAACATCTTGATTTCTTCATCAACCCTTTTCTCAAGTGCCTTCATCTTCTTGATCTCAGCAGATTCGATTTCCTTGGTATCGTCCGTGGGGTCAACCGGACCTGCAACCGCCCGCTTTTTCGCCCTTTCCTCTAACTCCGTCCGCCGGCCGGCAGCTTTTGTGCGCAGATCATTAAAAAACTTTTCAATAGCCGTGCTTCTTTGCTTGGTTTCCTTTTCGAGATCTGCCAGTTCTTCCTTCCAGTCCTTTGCGCTTTCACGCAACGCAGCTGCAAACTCACCAAAGCCCACGCCATATTGTCGTTTGAATAAATACTCCATCCCCTTCAAAGCGGGTATGAAATCCATCTTTTCTAAAAGTTCAAAATATTTTGACAGCCCTTCCATGGCGATGGCATTCAGCTGCTTATGCCGGACCCCAAGCATCTGAATCGTTTCACCAAAAGACACAGCCCCCAGGGACATAAGCTCAAAGACCTTGGTCACATTTGCCCCCATGCCCTCGCCTGCAGTTGAGACGTCCACAAACTTGTCCGCCAAAACTTCGATATACGGTGCCAGCTCAATAGTAGCCTGCCTGAATAATCCGGCCAGGACGGCCCGGGCCCTGGTCAGGGCATCGTTGGCCGCCTCTACCTGTGCAGCATCGATTCGTGAAAATGACAAACCTAATTTCTCAACTTCTTTTTGAAACTCTCTAAGACCTTCACTTCCCACTTCAAGCATATTGAGCATCTTAGAACCGGCCCGGCCAAAAAGAAAATATGCGGCGGCCGTCTTTTCGGCCTGGGTTCCAAGTAGTTTAATTTTATCCGCAGCCATGCCGAAAGCCTCTGCCGGACTTACGTGTATAAGTTGCTCCGCTGTCAGTCCAAGCATATCCAAACCGCGCTTGGCTTCCCCCGAACCCTGTGTCATTTCACCTAACCGCCTGGTAAATATCTCAAGCGATTTATTCAGTGTTTCAGCATCCGTACCAGTTATCGCCGCGGCATGCTGCAGCCCTATGAGTTTTTCTGTTGTTATGCCAAGTCGATCCGAAAGTTTCGCAGTCGCATCGATGACCTCCATCTGCTTCTTGAGCATATAGCCCAGACCGCCGATGCCGGCCACGGCCAGGGCACCCATCGCCATACGTCTCAACGCCCGTCCGGTCGAATCCATATCACGGCGAAACCCGGACATGACACCCTTGGCCCTGTTCTTCGCGGAGAACTCCGCCACGATCCTGCGTTTCAAATCCTTAGCCATTTCTCACCTGATGATCAAAAAAGACGAACCAGGCCCTGACGAGCCCGCCAAAGCCGCTGTCCGCCCACAGGGGCGATAGTTTCTCGATGCCGCACCCTTTACCGCCCGCCAGGCTAATCGAGCCCCATGGCCACCACGTCGATGATTGCCTCGCCGCTACCAGAAGCCACAAGAAACTTCAGATTCTTTTTGGTTGTCGTGACTATTCCGGCTATCGACGGATCAGCCCACATGAAAAATCCTTCAGGTTTAATCTTCAGCTTATCGACATTCTCAGCTCCATCAGGGACCATGAGAAGTAAATCATCGGACCCGCCGCCAAAGATTTCCACATAAAGATCTTCAGACCGGTTCTGGACATATAAGAACTTGATGGCCTCCATCGTCAAGTCATTGCCGAACGCATCCTGCAGGGCCGAACCCGCGGTGTCAAACAGGTTCAAAGTCTGACCTTGAGCCTGAGTAATAGTGAGCTTCTCGTGCAAGAGGACATTGCACTGCTTGGCCTGGTCCCCAAACGACCACTTGATGCTGGTGCTGATGTTCAGCTCATCAAGGACCTCCTTCAGTTTCGTTGCCAGGTTCTCGACATTTTTCAAATCGATGACTACACCTGTCCGTCCCGTTAAATTTGTTGACGCCATTAGAAAATCTCCAAAAAAAATATTATGTGAGCCCGTCCATCGCCTTCTTTATTTCCTCTGGACTCATTCCTTTTTTATCTGCCAGGGCGGGATTGGCTTCGCCGCGCAATTTCCGCCATATCTTTACAGCATACCTGGCAGCCTCTTTATTGCCCTGGCTGGCTGCAAGCACCGAGCCCATTAACAAGGCACGCAACGAATCAGCCGGCTCTCCAGTCGGCCAGTATTTTTCGGCAACGTAAAGCTCCATTACCTCCCAGCCCGTATGCCGGCTAAGAAACTCATTTACTGAACACTTGTACTCGCGGGCTGTTCTGACAAGCCAACGTCTCCAAGTGTCTTCAATAAGTTTTTTAGTACGGCCGCCTCAGCCTCTGGTCCGAACCCGCTGAGTTTCAAAATCACCCTCGACAAAGGCTCGATATCCAGTGCCGGCCGGCCCGCTATTATGGCAAGCTCTTTTTCCTTGAACACCGGGGCGCCGGACTCATCACGCAACGCAAGCTGAATGAGCTTGGCCGTCGTTAGATTGGCATCAAGGCCCTCCGGATTGTTTTTCAACTGGCGCCAGTCCTCCAGCTGATAAGAGGTCAGACCATGGACCCAAGCCTTAACCCCCGCGATCTGGACCTCTTCTTTTGGGACTTTTAATTCCATGATCGCGGATTTGATTTGCTTCGACGTGACTTTCGCCGGTTCCTCTGCTACTGGTTCGTTGGCCATTGGTGGTTCTCCTTTCTTTTTTTACTTTAGTGCTTGCCGGCCCGGCTGCCTCTGCCGGACCATCCGGACCCTTCTTGGTTTCTTCCTCTTCGAGCTGCAGCGGTGAAGCCGGATCAAACAGCCTGATCAGGCCGCCGCGTAAAAGAAACCTTGCGGTCCACATCGGTATTTCCCGGTCGATGATTTTCGTCTGGCCCCTGATTCCCTTCTGATTGGGTGGACTACTCACATCGGCCAGGTACTCAATCTTATCGCCTGGTCTTAACATGATTCGACTCCTTAAGCTCCTGGGATATCGGTGAAAATTGCCTTTCCGCTAAAGGCGATGGTGACATCAACCGAGATTTCACCATCCGCTTCGCTGAATGAGGGTATGCTCAGCGACGAGATAATCCCGTCGCAGGAATGGGTGCCGGCAGTGGGATAGGTAATCAAACAGGTGGCTTTCACTGGCGGAACAGCCTGGAAGTCCGTATTCAGATCATTGTACACACCTCCATCGGTGGGGTCATAAATACAATGAAACGTTACCTCACCTTCATTCAAAGCCCCGGCAATCTTTTCGATCGCTTGGTTGGTAGAATCGCAGCTCAGAATATCGATGATTCGACGGGACCGGGTGCCGCTGAGATTCTGTATTTCACCGATAGTATTGTCATTGAAAGTCAACACCGTCCCGAGCGCTACTCTTGCGTTGGTTGCTGTCATTTTAATTCTCCTTCTAAAAGAATAATTTTACACTTTCTTAAAACCTGACATTAACAGTCATCTCAGTCACCACGCCGCCCGCCATGCTGCCGTAACTGATATCGGGGCAACTGATATTCAGGGCCAGGCCTCCGCAGGCCCGGCCATGCCTGTTACCGCTTAAAAGCTTACTTTGAATCAGCTCAGACATGAGGTCCAGCAAATCATCTGCATTTTTATTATCCGGCACCGTCGTGATAATTCCGTAGAGCTTCCATTCGCCCAGCCACAAGCGTGACGATGTCGTAATGTCATACGGCTCGCGATTTCCGAACTCAATGATAACATCGCCGTGTTTGAAGTCACTGACCTGCCAATCGACAATTTTCGGACGGACCACCCGCAGCGTCAATATTCCACCCGCCCAGCCAACCGGTTCCTTCAGACCGTCAATCTCCTCCGCGATCCAATCTGAAATTTGTTCGACTATTTTTTCCACCGTCTGAACTCCACACCGATCTGATCATCGATAAATTTTCCCAACAGATTACCCGCCTTGTCGATGGCCGCCCGTAACAGGCCGGCCGTTCCGGTGATTATCTGCCAAACGGACGGACCCCGTTTTTCTTGAATCGGTAATCTGATTTCCCGTTCTCTTTTGAATACGCCCCGGTGGCCGCTTTGCATCCGGGCGATAAAACCATGTTCGATCAGCCCTCGTTTCCCGCCTTTGACAATGCGATATCTAACACCGCGGGCACCCTGGGTGGTCCCCTTAAATTCCAGCAGCCCGGTTCGGGTATACTTCGCCGAAATGGACCCATAGTCTGAGGACCATCTTTTCTTAAGAGCCCGGCCGATGTCCCCCTTTTTCATATTGACTACCCGGGCAATCCTCTCCTTAAAATCCGTTACCGCCTTATCAACCGTCCGCTTGATCGCCCGGCGCATCACCCGGGGCATCGCCCTCGGGATTGCTCGCAAAATACGGTCCGCCTCTTTAAGACTTCGCTCGTCAATTTTTACTCTGACATCCAGCATCAATGCACCTCGTAAACAATGAACCCCGCATCCTGACTGACGATCCTGGCCATTTGAAACTCCCTGGCGTCGGCGCCCTTACGCGGCGGGATGCTGACCACCTGGCCCTGCTCAAATTCACCGGCCGATATTCCGGTTACAGAATCATTGGCAACCTTGAGATTAATCAACGGACTGCGGTGCCGGACCACCGGCGAAACCGTGGCATCATCCTGGACGTGCCGGATGATCCCCCGGATCGCCCGGTCCAGAACGCCCGGACGATAAACACCCGCCTCTCCAAAGATATCCAAAAGAAGCGGGGCGTTTTCAATCAGAATTTCGTCGAAGTTTTTTACCGCCATCGGATTACCCTGCAAAGATTCTTATTAACACGGCAGCTACGCCGCCACCGCTTACGCCCGAGCCAATACACCACCCAATCAAACCCCACTTCGAAGCCTGTATAGACTTGCCATGCGGGCATGCCTCGGTGTGCCATTTGAGCATGTTTTCGATGACCCTTTGGCTGACTTCACTGGCACAATTGATCGCGACCTCGCGGATATATTCCCGGTCCGGATCTGATAACGCCATAGCAACTCCCTGAAAAGTAACAGGTGACAAGTGAGCATAGCCCGGCCCGGGCACGGCCATGCCCAGGTCCAGGTCAAATCTCACAAGGAAAAGGTAAAATCTATCAAGAGAACGTCGCGTGTGCAGCGTACTGCCAGTACCCGTAACCGACATTGCGGCTGGCCTTGAGCCCGTACTGATACTGATCATTGTCAAATGCGTAGTCGCTGCCTTCAGCCTTCGAATCCACTGACAGCTTTTCTTCCTCTTGGCGGATCATTGATTTGGCCGGGGCATCCGTTCGGAAACAAGCGAACTGCGTCGTATAAGTCAAACGCGGGTTACCGATAACGCTAACCTCAAAGCCTTGTTTCTTGAGCTCCTTCAGGACATTGGATTCGTCGGATGGTTCGCCCAGGACGGCATGGACCAGATAAGGCCAAAGCGTTATGCTGGTCATAACCATAAATTTCTTGGCCTCTGAATTCATCGGCTCATGTTGGTCATCCTTGTAGCCCAGCATATAAGCGATCACTCCGAGAATTGCCGCAATGGCCTCCGTGATGGTTGGCCGTGCAGGGGTCACAACACTCAGCCCGGCAACTTCCGATGCGGTCAGCAGGTTCTTTTGAGCGCCGCTAAGCCCTTCCTCGTGATCATCATCAAAGAAATACTGGTCATCATAACAAAGCCCGCTGCTACCCCCGGTGCCGTTTTGAATGAGGGTGCTGAGCAGACTGCCATAATGCCCGACCGCCCTTTGAGCCATCTCGTTAATTCGAATATTCAGCTGACCGGTTTTGTCTCGCCTTAACCAATCGATAGGAACATCCAAAGTGGCCTCGAATTTCTTGTTGACGATAGTGATTCCGTTTTCGCGGAAACCCTTCGCATGCCGGCCGCCGATCCATTCACGCAGGACCGGTGATTGTCCCAGCCATTTGTAGGTTTCGGATGCCTGGTCTGAATCGAAAAGAACCGACACTAAGTCGATCCACGACTGACCTGTGTACTGCTGGAGGGCAGCAAAAAATCTGCCGATTATCCCTCGACTGCCTAACATTGCAGCTCCCATAATTAATCTCCTAAAAAAACACTATTGACTTTTGCCGGGAAAAAAAAAACGGCAGATATTCGGATAGGCTCCTATCTGCCGTCTTCGTTTTTACACCTTCCAGCTGGCCGGCTGAAAGGAGAACCCGCTCTATAATTTTCTCACTGACAATTGGTCTGCTTACCGATTAATCGTAAGCTGGATCAGGGGTGGCCCGGAAACCCCACTGGCACTTCGGTCAATGATATGCCCGGCAAGCTGATGCTCATCGCCGTCCACACCCGGACCATGGGCCACATCATCTTCGATGCAAATCGAGCCTTCAGCATCAAAGACCAATTTACGTTCGCCGCCGGTTATGCCGGCATTTTGCAAACTATCGCCGTGCGGATTGGTCCACATCGGGCCCCAGGTCTTAATCCAAAGATGCCGATTGTTTTGGGTCGTCATAACATTCGGCATCCCGGCAACTGACGTGAATGGATTCCCTGCCATTCCGCCACTTGGCCCGGCCATTAACCGCAAATTGCCGTACGGATTTTGAAGGACTTCCGTGTAGTCGGCATTGGTGACATCCACTTCAAGTCCATGATCCAAAGTTAGCGTGACATTTCCGCCATTAGTAGCAGTACTGCTCAAGATACGCCGGAACTGCTGGCCCGCGGCGCCGTGAATTATGACATAACCACCACGGAAATCATTGGCACTAAACCCGGCGCCTACAATCGTAAGGGTCTTATCGCCGGCGTTTTGGCTCTGGTACAAGTTCGTCGCTATTCCATCACCAATACGGCCATAAAATTTCAGGCCAAATTTGGTAGTGGAAATGATATTCCTTGCCCTAGAGTAATAAAACATACTACCGTCCTGACGAGTTTCCCTTCTGGCCCCGATGGGATAATTCTGCGCTTCGGTCTGTTCGTACAAGCCCTGGTATGAACAGCCCGGTTCGATATCGGCATAGGTGATTTCGCCGTCAAGGCTCTCAGCATACGGTTCGTTTGTTTGGAACTCCACCACGGCCCGGTTCGCCGAGTCATAACGGATGACCACACCAACGCGACTATTGCCGGTCGATGATAACGAGTACGTTGCATCATCGCTGGCATAGACTTCTTTTAAGACATCCGTGATCAGCAAGCCGGCAATCGTAACGATCCCACGATACCTTCCCGTTCTCAAACGGATTTCTTTGGCCCCGGCCAGGCCATCTTCGTTATCGACATTCAAAAGTGAATGCCCCAGGAACACGTCACCCGCCACCAGGGGCCGGCCGTAACCGGAAGCATTATCGCCGACCATCGCACCTTCGAATACGATATCGTTGGCGATAATACCAATCGAATTAAAATCGCCCGTCACTATGGTCAACGGACTGTCCACCAATAAAGTAGCCATTTGACTATCTCCTACAAAACATTATTTCGCTTTCTTGTTTCAAACCTCGACACCGTTTCCGGGATTCAAGATTTACTTTATCTTTTCCATTGCCCGGCGGGCCGCGTCCGCCCTGACCTTATCGCCGCCGCCGGCCGCACGCAGGGCGTAGTTTTCCAGGGCCGCTCTCGTCTTTTTGTCCTTGTAGGGCAGAACATGCGGCAAGCGCAATCCACCGATCCCTTTGAGTTTCTGATAAGTCCGCAACGTACCCTCGGCAAACGGATCATCAGACTCGAGCAAAAAGCCCGGCACGTTCAGTTTTAGCCCGCTCTTGTTTTGAACATCCATGACCAGCCTCTCATAGAATTCGGGCATATTCTTTTTGACCTGATCGAGCGAACAATTGCTAATTTGCCTAATCACTTCATCCCTGACCGCCGAAACCAGCTTCGGATAAACAATCTCCAGCTCCTCCACCGTTTCAATTTCCGCCGTGGCCGCACCCTGATCAGTCTCAGGTTCGACCTGATCATTAAATTTGCCCCGGCCAATCTCAGGATCGACCTGATCTTCCGGTTCGTGGACCAGGGCGGCATCATCAGTTTTGCCGGCATCTTTTGTGCCGGCTTCCTTTTTTTTCGTCATTTGATTACCTCGTCGATTCAATTGTTAATTACATTGTTTTTGATTACGCATAAAAATCGACATCACCCGGCCGCGGTTAATTGTTAGTTGAGCCGGCCATTTGAACCCGACCTCGAACCTGACCATTCGCATTGGCTTGCTGGAACGCAATATACGCCTCGACATCTCCGTATTCGGCCCGCTCATCTGCCGACAAAGCGGCAAAAGCCTTTTTCATGGTCTCCTCATCAGCATCGCCCGATTCGGTTTGTTCGCCGGGCGCTGTAGCCTTATCGGAAAACTCTGCCTGGGCCGGGTCAACTGCAGGCTTGTCCTTCTTGAGCTCCTTGACCTGTTCGGCCAGCTTGATATTTTCCTGCCCGAGCTTATCAGCGTGAAGTTTCACGGCTTCGGTTGCCGTTTTACCTTCGCTGAAACACAGGGCCAGCAGCTCATGGTCATCGCCACAGGACTCCTTGAGCTCGGCAAACAAAGCCCGCTCAGCATTCTTGCCTTCGGTAATCCCCTCCGCGACTCCTTCGGTTGTGCCGGCCGCAAAAACTTCCGAATGCAGCTCCGGATACAGGGCGGCAAATTGTTCGACACTTTCGATTTGTTTTTCGGTTGCCATAATATGGTTCTCCATTAGACTAAACTCAATTTCTTGTTTTTCATCAGCAGCATTCGCTGACGATTTCGTATTGGCATCCAAACCAAAAACACACATGCTAATTTCTTTAATGACGGCCTCGCGGAAAACCGCACCCGGCCCCTTCATCACGTGGCCGTTCACCTTGACACTCGAACCTTCCATGACCCGTTCGATTATCGACGGCGGGCAAAACAAGCTGGCTTCCATCGGAAAACCCGCCTTGATATCTTTCCTCATTTGCTGAGCGTTTTCATTGTCCAGGAATTCACCTTCGAACCTGACGGAGCCGTTTATATCCTGTTTGGTCGTAAAGCCGATTCGGTTAAATTTAGAATGTGATTCGAGCACCGCCAAACGTTTCTTGTAAAATTTGAGCCCCTTCAAATCAATGGCCAGGGCACCCCAGTACCAGTGATTTTTTATGATCTTTCCCGAATACCCGAGTATTATGAAACTATTCCCGGCGCCTCCTTCATCCGCAAAAGACACTTCGGAATCTTCATTAAAGATACACGCTTTCCTTGGAGCTTTATTATCTGCCATGGCTTGTTTCTCCTTTGCCTTTGCCGGCTCAAATTTCCGATAGCTAACATTATTTTTCTTGAGCCAGGCTTTTGCCTTCTGGGCCGTCCAGTTTTTCGTCGGGAACCTCAAGGCTACCGGGAAGATATGGTCCGCGGGTTTGCTCTTGCCTTTGAGCTTGGCCCATATAATTGCAACCGTCTTGGGCACCTTGGTTTTGCCATAGATCGTTCCACCTTTCGTCCGCCGAAAACTATCCGGTTCGTATTTCTTCGAGTCCTGCAGGACCGCTGAATGTTCATTGGGATAGGGTATAGCTTCACCTCTCAAGCCGCCGGCACTGGTTTCTTTTCAGGGACCAGGACCACGCCGTGCTCCTCAAGATACTCATCTTCCTTCGCCCGCTGGTCGGTGACATCCTTGAAATCCTGTCCTTGCCTGGCATTAATTATCGTGCGATTCGTAGCTCCGTTTTTCAATTGCTGCTCATCTGCCTTTGATTCCTTCCAGGGGTCCACGTATGGCCAGCGCTTGCATAAGATTTCATGCCGGCCTGAGTCATCGCGTGCTTTCAAATCCTTCCGTGCAATCCACTGCTGCACTTTCAGAAGATAAAGCCGTCTGACAAACGGTTTGATAACCAGCTCTTGCTCATCATGCCAGTTATACCGTGCTTCCTCATACGCCACCCGGGTGTTCATATAAGTCGCACCCGAAAAATCCCCGGTCACCAACATGAGCGGAAGATTTACAGGTTGACCGATTAGCATCATGACCCGCAAAATAAAATTATCGAAAGTTGCGGCCGGCCGTTGCGAACCTATTGCTTCAGCCTTTTCACCCGGCCGTCCCTCCCAGATCATTCCGGGATCAACCTTCTGGAGCGTTCGACCAGCATCATCTTTGCCGGTCGAACTAATGCCCTTGGTAAATGGCGGCGGCAAACTGCTCGAGTCCTTGGTCGTGACCATCATCGGAAAGCATGCGTTGATTTTCGCAGCTACCAGCTCGGCATCGATATAACCGAAAAGTTTATCGATGATATCGACCGCACTTATTAAGGCCGGTTCGCCGCGGGAACTGCTGAACCGGTCCGAGTTAAAAGTATGGTGGACATCGACGGCATTGTATTTCTGCGTGGTTTCATTTGCTATATAGCCCCACTTATTCGGCTGGCCGATATAATAACCGAGAATCTTTTTCGATTTTTTGCTTACCGCGATGCCGTTCACCACGTCGAAATGGTTAGCTTTAACACTGCCATAGGGCGTGCCAACCTGGTCCCCTTCGATGGCCTGGATGCCTTCATCGGCAAAGACCGTAAACATGTCCCCGTCCCGGCAATAAGTGAAATACATTTTTTTGAGATACGCGTGAATATTGAATCGCCCGGTGACATCACATGGCCTATTAACCATTTCTTCCTTCCAGAGCTCCTCGGCTTCCGTGTTCCAACCTTCATCTTCAGTCTTAGCCTGGATTTTCGTTTGGGTCCCGACAACACTGGTGGCCAGCTTGCGGAATATCCCTTTGACCAGCGGATTGTTTCTGCCCAAATCCCGGCAGATTTCCCGCAACTCGTCAAGTTTTTCCTGGGTCAAATGCCAGTCACCGGTACCGCCCATGTCCGTGCGTTTCTTCTGGAGCCGGTGCTTGTCGAGAATCTCATAGCCGAACCGGTACGATCTCCTCAGCATGGCCGCCCTCGGTGACAATACCCCGATGACATCATCCAGCCGCATCGATAAGCGGCGGAGAAACGGATTGTCCGGATCTGATTGTCTGCGACTTTTTCTCATTAGGTTTCCGCCACTACAAAGTGGCCCCCTCGAGCACGCTGGTCGATCTTACTTAGCAGAGATTCCTCTCGCTTATAAAGAACTTCCAAAGACGGCCGGGTCAAGGACCCGCCCTCATTCGATGCCGACTGAGCGCCACTTTCAATCGCCGCGATCATATCTTGCACGCTTGTCAGTTGTTCCGATAACGTAGCAGCTATGATTAATCCTTCCGATTACCGACATCCATGGCAGCCGGAACACTGAACACAGAACCGTCCGCCGTTAAACTTTGCGATGATATCCATGGGAAAGGTCATCTTCGTCTGCCTGATAATCACCGGTTTGACATAACGCCTGGGAGCCCGCTTTTTTAGTTTTTCCTTTTCCATTAATTCACCACTGCAAATATCTTTCCCAATTCTCCAAGCTCCCAGCTCCGCCATCCAAGCAAACCCTTTTGAGCCTGGTCAATCGCATCCTGCTGTTTTTCACTGATGGTTTCACCCACGCCTGGCAAGGTTAATAATTTCCGCTGCAGGGCCGATGCATCACTTTGAATTTCCTCAATTATCTGTATGGACGATTGCATTTCATGACGAGCCCCTTTCTTCAATTACGCAAATAAATGAATCATCAAATAACAAACTACAAGATGAGCACTGACAAAAAAAGAGGGTGGTTGCTAATAATTAGCAAAGAGCTGAATATTTTTTTAGGCCGAAATCCTGCTTAACGGTTCAAAAACGATGTTTTCGATTTTCCAGCTGATTTAAATCTTTTCTTCCGGTTAATAATTTTCCTCAACACTCTTGAAGTTGAGCCCGCAATCAGCACACTTATGATACCTGGTTGGCAGATGGTCGCTATTATAAACCGGACAATTAGTACTTCTACATTCCGAGTTCGGGCATCGCAATCTTATATAGCGCACCACCTGGTCCGCCGGTTCCGGGGGTTTCTTTTTCCTTCGCCGGCCAGGCAGATTCAGGTCTGGCAGATCATCCAAAAAACCGTTAGTCATTAGGGATTGGCCTCAAAAAATGCTTTGGCAAAACAGGGTGGGGTCTTTGCTCTTACCTCCGCCCTTGATAAATTCTGTACACTTTTGACACTTTTGATTGAATTGATTTTTTCCCATTCCTGGAAAAGACCAGGTGGCTCTGTGTATATTATTTTTGGTGGATTATAATAACCCCACAAGTCAGTTGGCTTTCCAAGATTATCTCCGAATTGCCAGTACCAAATAGTCAGGGGCGGCTTGCCTAAAAATTGCCTCAAGAAACCTCTGGGATTCTCAAGACACCAAAAAGCCGGATGGCATTGCCAGATAATATTTAGACAAGACTTAACTATTTCCATCGACCCGTCAAAGTCTCTTGGCTTATTGCCTTTTGCCAAGCTGAATTCCGTACAGGGTGGAGCTGCAAGAATACCATAGACATTATCCGGTGGCTCGTAAGTCCGCACGTCATAATTGGGCAAAGTGATATTCCGCACATCATATCCCGCAGCTGCATACCAAGCAGACCAAGCCCCTGTACCCCCGCATAAATCCAAAATTTTCTTACCAGCATTATTTTTTGCCATAGCGTGACTTCCGGTCCCAGCTCAAGCCCCGGGCCTCTGACATGAAGCCCGACCAGACACCCAGCCGGCCCAATCGCAAAACTTGTGATAACCGATCAATCAAAAACGAAATGTTCAATTGGCTAAATAGATATTTAAGCACATGACAACCCACAAAAAAATCATACACCCAACTGAAAACGATGGCCCTGTACCCGTGAATCCTAATAAACTGCCATGGCCTGATATTTGACTTTTTACTTGTCATTTCCACTCACCTTTCAAAATAACCCCATATTAGCCCGATTCGGTTCCACAGGGTGCCCGTGGGTCGATTTTTCAGCCCACCTGCCACCAATAACACCCTGTTTTTCAATCCTGCCAGTTTTCTCACCTTTCTGCGCAAATATGCCCGATTTTTCCCCATTTTTATTCCGGTCACAGTTTCGGCAGATCATCCAGCCATCCAGACCCCCGGGACCTTTCTTTTTTTGGCGGTTCCTGTTTTACCGCCTCCAGGTCCGGCAACGAATGAGCGCCGAGCTGCTCAGCGGCAAAAGACGAATACACTTTGCAGTCCCAGACGTGATTTGCCCGATGTTCTTTTTTAAGAGCCCAGACCAGATCGTACCGTTGCCTTCGTGGATGGCGAATAGTGCGCTGTTCCTCGGCGGTCAAGTGACTTAATACCTCATCATCCGTATCGGCATGAAGATGCCAATAACCAGGACCCGGGACGGCCGATTCGAACAACAGCCTATGCAGCCGGTTTTTATAATCGTTCACGTTCAGATCATACCGGATCATCGTGCCCCCGGCGATTTTGACCGCCCGATACGGCCGGGTCCGGACGCTGGGGTCACCACGCACCGGGATGACATAGAGCTCCTTACATTGGGCACAAAAATCCTTCGCCACTTCCGGCCGGTACCCGGTATCGATTGCCGATAAGTTAATCCAGAACTTCAGCTCTTTATCGACCGCTGATACCCAGGTCGTTTTGAGAAACCTTCTGAGAACATCGAGATTTTCCAGCTCCTTCGTATCGCCGGTCTCCAGCCGGCCCTCAAAAATGGACCAGACCTCGGACAGATATCCCCAGCCGTCCACGCTTACCCAAACGTGGTCGATTTGAATATCGATACCGCAACTCAAAAGTTGAACGCCGGCCGGCACTGTTCTTTTTCTATACGTTCCTATGTGGGAACGCAGAACTATTTTGCTTGTCACCTTTTCGGTTTCTCTCCAGGGCTCCGCCAATTGAGAATTGATGTAATCCTGCAGGGGCTTAATATTGCCAACCTTTTTGGCCATTACCGCATTCGCCCAATCGCCGGCCAAATCATCCATCGTTTGAAAAACCGGATGCAGCATGAGCGCCGAGACCCTGCAGCTGTGATGGCTGGTCACCGGTATTTTTCCGACAATCAAACCGGCCGGGTTCACCTTGCATCCCCACGGAGCATACAGGCCGCTGCTTACCGCATCCCACCTTTGATATTCGTCCCAGGGATTGCTGCACGCCGGGCAAACGTATCTCGCGTGACCCCCGGCCCGGTAAACTTCCGGATGGAGCCAATTCCCCGACTTGGTTTTATCGCACTTCAAATTGACCTGTTTCATAATATGATAGACGCCACAGCACGGACACCTCACAAACCATTCGTTCTTATCACCCTTCATAAACTCCGCATCGAATATATCACCCTGGCCCACCGGCGATGACATGATAAGCAGCTTCGAACGGGTGCGAAAGGTCCGCTGTCGTTTCTTGGCCAGGCTATACGGGTCGGCTTCCTTCCCGGTGGACTGCGGAAACTTGGCCGCCTCATCAAGGATCACGATACAAACCGGATTGTCAGACAGGGCGGCCGGGCTGTTGGCCCAGGCGATATACAAAATCATATTGTCGAGAACTGTTTCCTTGCCGATGTTCAGATTATCGAGCTTGCCGCCCAGGTGAGTTAACAGGGACGGGGTCGATTTGAACATCGGCCGCAAGCGCGTGGCAATTCTCCGATTTGCATCGTCCTCTCGCGGCATGGCAATCAGAAGCGGTGCGGGATTCACATCGATGGTCCGGCCGATCAAGATATTGCTCAGTTCGGTTTTTGCCGATTGGCTGCAGGCACACAATGTCACCTGCCGGGTAGCCATATCCGAAAGCCAACGCATCGGAGCCATGAGATACGGGACATAATCATTGGACCAGGGACCCGCCAGCTCGGCGGTTTCCTTTGGCAAGATGTACCGGTCCTCCGCCCATTCAGACAACGATGGGATTTCGTGACTGACCTGTACATCCATCATTTCTCCCTGGGGCCCCATCCCATTAAGTACCATGGCCAGGCCCCCCTTTCTTTGGCTTCAAACTATTCATAAAGTCGACCAGTTCCTTTTCCTTATCGGCAGGCAAATGCAACTCTTTTGGGACCCTTGCAGTCGAGGCGTGTAAATCCTGAAAAAACCGCTTATGAATCTCGATAATCTTTTCGCGGGGCTGACCAACGCAAAGCCTCGATAGCTCAACGTTGCCGCGTTCACAAAACGAAATGATATGCTGAGCCCAAGCCACCAGTGATATCATGACCTCGTTTCGATCGAGTACTTCATTTCGATGGCGGGCCAGCTCTACCCTCAGCTTTTCGGCCTTCATCGCTTTAAGCGGGTCCAGGTGAATTTCCGGTCCCTCCGCCTTTTCAAACCCCTTCAGCAAAAATTCTTCGAACCACGCCAGGAAAATACTGATGTCAAAAGTCTTGTCTGCATTTCGCGGCAATCCGTATTTGGTAAACCAGTTATGAATTGTGGCCCTGGTCCTGCCCGTTATCTCAGTGATTTGTAGAATCGATATCCGGGATAGATCGGTCCCGCCCTTGGTTTTTTCGTCCTGCAGGAAACTCTCCACCGCCCGGACCGCATCCGGCTTTCCTTCCCGGGCGGCCTCAATAATGGCCTGTTTGATCTCGAGCATAATTCCGAGCTGTGTCTGATCCCACAAGTCTGCGACTTCCACATCTTCGTCCAGCATCGCCTGCAGGCCCCGGGCGCTGGCAAAGCCTAATCTCTTGGCCGCTTCCGGAACACTTGCCCCGTTCTTTGCCAGGTCCCTGAGATTTCGCAGGAACCGGCCGCGGTCCCAGGCCTCTCTGAGCCTTGGATGTTTCTTGAATATTTCAGCCAAAGATATGCGGATTTTGATTGCGGCATCCGCCTCGGTCAGATTCTCACATTCGAGTCCCAGTCTCCGGATTTCCGCCACGTCGACAGGCGGCCTGGGAGCCCGCTTTTTTTTGGTCTTTTCTTTTTTCTTTGCCTTTTTTTTTCTATGCCCCGCCGGCGGAGCTCCTTTCGGTTTTTTCTTTTTCGTCCGGGCCTCCGAAGGCAGCTTGGCCTTTGCAAGTACTTTGCCGGCCGCCTTCCGTTCGTACCTTTTCAACTCGAGCAGCTCCGCCCGGGATAGTGGCTTGTTTTCCTTGACCTTCCCCAGCAAAAACAAATGCCTTTGTTTCGCCGCAATCTCTATGGTCGAAAGTTTAGCCAAAACTCAACTCACTTTCCTTGCAACTTTGCTTTTTTGCCGGTCCACCGCTCCCAGCGTTCGACCGCCACATCCACAAAGACCGGCTCCTTTTCCAAAGCAAAACATACCCGGTCCAGTTTCTCGGCAGCTATAATTTGAGAGCCTGATCCACAGAACGGCTCATAGCAGAGGTCCCCGGTCCTGGTGTGGACCCGCATAGGAATGCCAAAGATTTCGACCGGCTTAACGGTCGGATGCTGGATGCCAGCCGGCCTTCTTTTGCCGTCATAATCCAATTGCCATACATCCGTATAATATTCAGGCTTGGTCGGATCTCCGGACTTGATAAATCCTACCGGCCAAACAGTTCCAATCGTTTTGCCATCGATTTTATGTGCCCGCCAGATCGGCTTATTTCCTTTTACCCACATCAACAGGCAAGGTTCGTGCTGCCACATAAAAACAGAGTAATTCTGCATGACACAGGGCTTAACCCAGATAATTTGCTGGTGGATCCAAATACCGAGTTTTTTACAGACATCTTCGATGTCCCGCCTTTGGGTGCTGGCATGCCATAAATACAATGCCGTATATTTTTTTGCGTATCTTAAGCCGATAGAATAAAACCTCTCATAAAATTCGCTTACTTTGGCCACATCGATATCATGATACGTTGCCGACCAATCCCGTCCTCGATGCGGCCGGTCATCTCCTCTGTCACCGACACCATACGGCGGGTCGGTCGCAAACAGTGACAACTTTTTTCCGCTCATCAACCGGCTGACATCATCTTCCTTCGTACAGTCCCCACACAACAAACGGTGTTTACCGAGTAGCCATAACTCACCTCGCTTGGTCTTGGCCTTCTTTTGAACCTTTGGGATATCATCATCGGGAATCAGACCTTTTTTACCCCGGCCCAAATCTATCTGCAGCTCAGCGATCCTCAGATTCAAAAAATCGGTATCGTCCGGCATTTCCAGTCTCAGCTTTTCGATATAGTCCAAAATATTTTTATCAAATATCCCCTGGATTTCCGGATTATTCAAGGTCAAATTCAGCAGCTTTTCATCGGCCTTGCTGCAGTCGACGGTCACACACAAACACTCAATGACCCCCAGATTTTGAAGTGCTTTGAATCTCTGATTGCCCCCGACAATAACATTTTTTCCTCCCCTGGTATTGATAACGATCGGTTCCACACAACCGAATCTGTCCAGTGAATTCGCCAGCCCTTCCAAAGCCCCAGGTTCTATCTCTCGCGGATTGTAATCAGCCGGGGCCAGGTCCTTCATTTTGAACATACCTACCCCCGGACATCCGATGCGCCGGCCGGCTGCAACCTGCCTGGCAGGACCCGTTCGTTTTTGTTTAATCGACTTTTTTGTTTGTTGTTTTTTTGCTGTCATTTTTTCCTTTCCGACCCGGTGACATTAGATGTCATTGGACCAATTCTTTAACCATAAACTTCATAGCAGATTTTGGATGTATGTATAATCGATTTAAAAAAAAGTTTAAGCAGCCCCTTTTCGCAAGCTATGACC